ATATGAGAGTGAGGCAATCGAGCTTGATGAAGCTGTTGAGCGTTACGAAGAGCTGACGGATGAAGATGCCCCGGAGCCTAAGAAGACAAAGCGATTGTATCAGAAGACAGGGGCTCCGGTTGTTGATGTTCTTAGTGTGTTGGATGTGGGTTGGGATCCGGGGGCCAAAGACATTGAGACTGCCCGTTGGATGGTTCACGCCAACCCGATGCATATCGATCAGGTCCGCGCCATGTGGAAAAAAGCCAAGCATGTGGCAGCCGACTACACCTATGTGGCCGATGAATACAGCGCCCAGGTGCTAAAAGACTTCTCCTACAACGTGGGCTACGAGGAAAAGAACACAGATAGAGTGCTGTGCTTAGAGTATTTTGAGCGACCCAGCCCTCGCCATCCTAACGGGTACTATGCGATCACATGCGGCGGTTTGCTCATGGAGGAGTCCGAGGAGCTCCCGTATGGCGACTTCCCATTTGTGATGGCCCGCCACATCACAGCGCCGGGGCGATTCAGTGGCGATGGCATCGTCAAACACATAATCGCACCACAGAAGGCGCTTAATAAGGCGGTCTCGCAGCGTATTGAAAATAAGGACCTTCATGCGATGCCCAAGTGGCGAGCGGAGAAGGGGAGTATCGATAAATCGCAAATCACCGACCAACCGGGTGAGATTATCGTATACAACCGAACTGCGACCAGACCGCCGGAGCCATTACCTCCCCCGCCCCTATCTCCTGAGCACAGGTTGATAGAGAAAGAGCAGATTGACCACATTGAAGCGATTAGTGGCATTAGTGATGTATCCAGGGGTCAGGCCGCTGCTGGCTCTTCTGGCCGGCTTGTCGGTCTTCTTTCTGATTTAGACCAGACGAAGCTTGGCCCAACGGTGCGGGAGCTCGAAGCGGCTGTTGAGAAGATTGCTCGGCTTATGCTGATGTACTGGCGGGACTTTATGCCCATCGAGCAGACAATCAAGGTTGCCGGCAAGGATAATATACCGGAGGTCTTCAGCTTCCACGCCAGCCAGGTGCGCTCTACCGATGTGCGTATTGTGGCCAACTCAATGCTACCAAAGCATCCGAGCTACCGGCGCGAACAAATCATGCAGATGTTTCAGGTGGGTATCCTGGGCGATCCGAACGACCCGCAGACCAAGATGGCAGCTCGCAAGATGATGGAGTTCGGCGGCTCTGAGTTCGAGGGTGATGACTCGAAGGACCGTCAATACGCACGGGAAGAGAACCATGTGCTCATGAATGGCAGGCAGACCGAGGTGCAGCCATGGGAAGACCATGTGGTGCATATCGATGAGCTGATGAATTTCATGAAGTCAGTGGACTACAGGCTGCTGTCGCCAGACATTCAATCTAATTTTGTGCAGCATCTGGCGATGCATTACTACTATGAATCACAGGCGCAACAGGGCGTACCTTGGTGGCAAGAGTACGTTGGAGCGCCCGGTATGCCCCCAGGGACTCCGCCGGAGGAAGTGGGGGAATTGGTCCAGGTGCCTCAACCGGTAGCTGGGCCTCCTGAAGGTGGAGGTCCACCTCCAGGGCTTATGGGAGGCGGCACTCCCGAGATGAACCAGGCAATGGGGACTCGCGGGCCAGGTGTTGCAGAGTATGAATATGGTTTTGAAACAGGACCACGGTAAACGCCTACTGACGCGATAGTCAGTGCGTGGGAGATATAAAGATGAGCGATACTGGTACAGACCACACGATGGAATCGCAGGCCATCGAGGAAGCCGATCTTAACGCGGAGTCAAGCGATATTGACGAATTTGAACCTGAGATTGGCGAGGACGGAAAACCGCAAGCGGTTCCTTATGAGCGTTTCAAGGAGAGTCGCGAGCAATTGCGAACTGTCCGAGACTCGCAGGGGGACTTGGAGGCGAGGCTCCGTCAGTTAGAGGCTGAAAAGGACCAACTGAATAACTACGCGCAGTGGGCGCATGGTCAGTTACAACAAGGAATAAATCAGGTAACACAACCGCAGCAGGCCAGTGAGTACGATGAGTTTGCCGATCCATTAGAACAGAAGGTTACCAGTTTAGAGCGGAAGTACGAGGAGTCGCAACGGCAACTCAGTGAGGCGGCCAAGTGGCGCCAAGAGGCTCTTCTTGAGAAAGAGGAGCGCCGCATTGAATCGGAGATTTCTGATGCCCAGGCTAAGTATCCCTGGGCGGAGAGGCGAGACATCCTAGAGGGGATCCGAGTAAATCCCTATGCTTCTGTAGGAGAGTTGGCGAAGCGTTCACACCGCTCCGAGAGTAAAAAGTTCGAGAAACGGGCTGGCACTCGGGGAATGAAGGTGCCTCCGCGTTCTTTGCAACGTGGTGGAAATGTCGCGGCTCCACGGGCACGGGATTATGGTGATAACCTTGAAGACGCTGAGGCTGGTGCGATTGAGTTCCTGAAATCAATAGGTTGATTTTAGGAGGGTAGCTCATGGCTATTCAAAAGATCGGAACAGTTGGGGGCGGCAGCAATTTTGATGTTGTTCTCAAGGATTTTTATGAGGGTCCTGTTCGGGAGCACCTCAACAACAAGGTTACACTTCTGCAATACGTCGAAAAGTCCAAGCGAAGCTGGACAGGTCGGCGGGTTCAGTTCCCGGTGCATTTGACTCGTAACTCGGGCGTTGGCGCTCGTGGTGAAACGTCTTCGCTTCCGGCTGCTGGATCACAGGGTTTCGTCACGTCAAACATTCTGGCTAAATATATGTACGGCCGGATTACTTTGACGGGCGCTGTTATCGCAGCATCACAGGGTTCAGCCGGCGCATTCGCTACGGCAATGAAGACGGAAATCGACGGTATGCGCCGCGATTTGCGTAACGACATGAACCGTCAGTGCTACGGCAACTTCCTCAATGACGCGGCGCTAGGTGCTGGTCATGGTGGTAAAACGGGCGTCATGTCGCTGGTTACAACTCCTGTCGGAACTGTTACCACGGTGACTTGTGATAATCCCGGCAGTCGGTACGTCAAGGTAGGCGATGCGCTTGCTATTGGCACTGTTGCCGAATTGACGAGTGGAACGCCTATTTTTGCAGAAGCATTGACTGTCCCAAGTCGAACCACGTTCACGATGGCCAGCGCAACAATTGTTGATAACGACCTTATTGTTCGTGGTGACGCTAATGGTAACTCGTTTAACAACGAGATTACTGGTATCGATCACATCGTCCAAGACGACAGCGATTTCGACTTGCAGGGTGTTGATGTTGGGGCTAATGCGGATTGGAAGGCGCACAACGAAGGCAATGCCGGTACGGACCGTCCGTTGTCTCTTGAGTTGATGCAACTTACCATTGATGCAATCGATGAGAAGGGCGGCGACGAGCCGAACCTTATCATAGGCCATCACTCGCTTCGTCGAGAGTACATCAATCTTTTGACAAGCGATGTGCGCTATGCTCCTGAGCAATTGCGTGGTGGTTTCCAGAAGTTGACGTATGCTGGCGGTTCGAACCCGATCACAATCGAGTTCGATAAGCACGCAACCTACAACAAGTTATTCTTCCTAAGCACAGGCGACCTGAAGCTCTATGTCCAAAAAGACTGGGGCTGGGCGGACCAAGACGGTTCGGTGCTTTCCCGAGTAACTGGCAAAGACCAGTGGGAAGCGTTCATGTGTTGGTATGGAAACTTGGGTTGTGAGCGACGTAACACGCACGGCGTGTTGAGCGACGTTAGCGTCAGTAACCTTATTTTCTAGTTTTATGGGGGGCTTCGGCCCCCCTTTATTTAGTATCCCTTCGGGGGGAAAACTGTGGAGTGATAGACCAATGATCAAAGACAGAAATATCGATTATAAGTACCGCATTGAGACGATTCATGCGTCTGCGATGACCAGCATGGGTAATCTTGTTGGTACGGAGGATGGTGATGCTGACTTCATCCACCCTGCCGGAAGCAATGCGGATGCCCTGCTGACTACTTTCGGCTCTGCCGGGCTCGTGGGTTGGAAAATGACAACTGCTGGCCGCCTGGTGCGACATCTTTTGTATTCGCCCACTTACATGGACTGGGAAAATGACATCTTTTTCCGAGTCATTTGGACAAGCGGTAGCAGCACAACGGCAGACACCATTGACTGGAAAGTCCTACTTGGGCGGACGGGCTCGGACACAGCGCCAACCGGCGCAGCCGTCCCGCTAGGCCCCCCTATTGCCCAGGACACGGTAGCTGCGGCGAATGTTGTTCAGTACACCCGCTGGGGCACGCTGATCGCCTCCACGCTGGTGCCTGATGATACAAACTTCATCACGGTTGACGTTGAAATGGATGCGTTTGCTGCTGGGCTGAGCGAAGACAAGGGTCTGCTTGGCGTGCAGATTGCGTACATACCTAAGCTGACTGATGGGCCGCAGGTCAATGACAATGCGTCACCGCAGAACGTGCAGTAATTATGGTATTGACTGAAAAACAGTGGCGGTTGCTCAAGGCAATCCGCTGGGACAAGCATGAGACCAAGCGCATCAAAGAGCGGGTGCATGACGACAAGTTAATTGTCGGATTCTGTAACCAGCGAAAGCGATGGGTGATTGCGCGTCTTGTGGCCGCCACTGTTGAAGTCAAGTTCGGAGTAAAGACCATACCAAGCAGGGAGACTGTGCCTTACATATGGAAGGTGTGGGAAGACGATGATGGTTCTTTCCTCCCGATCCGAGATGTTCGGCTGTGTCAGTACATCCGGCGATGTGACCTCTGGCGCATGGGTACAGCAGCTTACCTGCAGCAATACACAGATGAAGAGTGGAAGGAAGAGCAGCGCGACCGAAGCGAGCTCGATGACATCTACAATCGAAGCAAAGACCTCTACAAACGCCTGAAGCCAGAGGCAGAGAGGCTGTGCGGTTATGTGCCTAGAGTCAACACCTTCCAGAAACACCACTTCATCCAGGGGAATGTGGCATGACTCTGACACGTACCAACGTAAAGTCTCTGGCCAAAAACCTTCTCGACGAGAAGGGCTCGCTGTTTTGGACCGATTCGCTGCTAAATACGCTGTCGGATGAGGCCAATAGAGACGTGTGGCGGGAGATTATCCGGGTCAGCCCAGAGCATTTTCTGAATGTTGATACCTTCACCTGGCCAGCCAATACAGAGCGCATCGATATGGAAGATGCGAGTATCTTCACCAAAGTGCCATATAAGATTATAGGTGTTGAGGACTACAGCTCTGCCGGCGGCATAACCACCTCGAATCTACCCCGAAAGTGGATGCCGTTTCGTTTCAGCGAGCGCCAGAAGTACCACCTGGAGGCCGATGCCCTCTATGGGGGAAATCCCCACTATTACGCCACCCAGGGGCAGTATATGTACATGGCGCCGCTCACAGGTGCTGCCCTCAACGTAACGGCCTACAGTATCGCTCACCTGGATGCCATGGCGGCTGATGGTACGGCAGTGCTCGGCGGTAGGGCGGATATGTTCCACGATGCGGTCTACAAGCGCCTTGCCTACTTGATGAATATCAAGCAGAACGGCAACAATCCTATGATTGAAAAGCTGTGGGATGAGGCGGTCGTTTATATTGAAATGAATGCCGAATCCAGGCAGGTCGATGAACCCTGGTCGGTCAAGGTGCTGGGGCACTATTAGGAGGTGAGCGGTGGCTACAAAACTGTTCACCTACCCTGGCCCATACCAGGGGATTGAAGAGCGAGAGAACTATCAAACGGAGCGCCACGCTTCAATCTCTGTGAATGTGGACTATGCCAGGGGCTATATTGAGCCGCGCCTTGGCTTTACCCATCTGGCCAATACCGGGTTAGATACAGGTAAGATCCACGTCTGTGAGCCACGTAACCTTCCTCCGCGCATCCTAATGATGGGTAAAAAGAGTGGGAAGGTGCAGTTTCAGACGGCAGATCTAGATGGCAATCTGACCACCATGCAGGATGTCTCTACCGATTTGGGTGAGCCGTTCGACCCAAGTGAAGATCCAACTGAATTTGAGTGCTCGTTCATCGACTGCACTCTGCCCACCTTTGATGAGAATGGGAACGTCCAGGACACCCACTTCATCACCGTGGTGAGTACGAAGTACACAACCTACGTTTATGACGCAGTGCGTGACAGCGCAAACCTTCGTGCGGTGGATATGACCCAGGATGTGGACCAACTCGGGAAGCTCAACGTCTCCTACTGGGACGGGGCGCCGAGAGGGACTATCGCTGTCAGGCATAACTCTCTTTATTTCTACGCCGGGTTCAGGCTGTACGATAAAGTTGACTTTACAGACACCCTGGAAGAAAAACAAAACCTTGTGCCGAAGTGGCGCCTCGATGAGGCTCGGTCAATCTTTACGTTGGACCCGGCGCTTGTGATGCATTCGGACCTCTGGAAGTTTGCAGACATCAAGGCCGATAACATGTTCTTCGTTGACGAACGAGAGCGGATCACTGGGCTGGTGAGCTTCAAGGGGATGTTGGTCGCATTTACAGACCGCGCAATCTACAATCTCCACGGCCAGTCGGCGGACACGCGAACTATATCTAAAGCAGTTGATGGAGTGGGATGTGTTGCCCCTGACAGCGTGATTGCTGTCGGTGGGTTGATTTACTTCCTCTCATACGATGGCGTCTACAGCTATGCCGGCCAAGCCACAGAGGGAGCGGTAAAGAAAATATCAAGCGGAGTGGACTCGATGTTTACCCACCGCGCCGCAGAGACACACCTCCCCTTTGAGGTTAAGACAAATCTTAGGGCACTGGGATACCCCTTTTATGTAGACAGGAACCTTCTTCGTCATGCCAAGGCGCTTCACATCAAGAGCCGGCAGCAGATTTGGTGGTCTTTGCCGGTAGGCACAGGGGCCATCGCTTCCAGTGATTTTAGCACCACACTGGTGTGGGACTACAGAAACCAGGCATGGACCGTGTTCACCGGTGAATACGGAGGTGGCGCGTTTAATCATAAGTTCTTCTCTGGCGACACAATTACAGTTGGCGCAGAAGAGCGGGTTTATACGCTCTCTTCGACAGGGAAGCTCTACCGATACGGGATGGAGCTCAGGGACTACAATGGCACGAACTATAAGTCGCCGGAGATGGTTTGGCAGTCCAGCCGGATGTTTAGAACCAGCGACAGTGTTAGTACATATAGGCCGCTGCGATTCAAAATCCTAACCAGAGGGAAGACGCCAACGGCAAGTTCTAATAGGCCGCGCTGGTTCATGGAAGGCGAGGAGCAGGCGACAGACTCCAAAATGATTGAGGGAGCGTCAACTGTTCGGCGGGTGCTTACTGCCGACAGGCAGGCGACCAGTGGCGACTTTGATTTCCACCCAAACGAGGACTCTAACAACTTCTACAACAGCTCGGGCGGCGGCGTGTACGGTGAGGATGACACTGACGCCGTGGCTGACTATGAGGGCTCCTCATGGATGACATTCAAGGCGGAGCCGGGTGCGGTGAAGAGTCGGAGTTTCCGGGTTGGCGTTTTAGATCCAGCAAAGACAACACTCGGGCCATACCTAGTCATAAGGGACTATTCCGTTGAGACCGATGCGGGAGATTTCCGTTGAGCTACTTTAGAACCCACAGCCAGAAGATGCCCGTCGACCTCTCGGGCCAGGATGAGCGGTTCAGGGGGGTTATGGCGCGTGTTGAGCAGATTGCACAACGCCAACTCTACAGCGGTCCGATTATAACGCCGAAGACCACCATAGCTGAGGCTGTGGCGGGGCTCGGGAAGGAAGGCGGCAGGCTGCTGCTCTCAGAGGGGATCTGGAATTTTACAAACACCCTCGACATAACGCAGGCGAATGTGCAGCTCATCTCCACATCGCCAGGTAATACGGTCTTCAAGAAGAAATCCACAAGCGGACGACCTGCCATTTTACTGTCAGGCCAGGAGTGTGTCCTAGAGGGGATCCGCTTCAGTGATGGGTCTACGACGGCTGATGATAAAACAGTTGACGTGAGCGGGGATTTGTGCGTCGTGCGGAACTGCGTGTTCGCAGATGTAAACATCGGGGTGTATGCCAGTGGCATTGATTACCTGACGATAGAGAACTGTCACTTTCTAGACTCCAATCAGGCGGGCATCTATATCACTGGCACATCGAAGATGGGGGCTTACCGGGGCAACATGTTCAAGGTGTTTCCGGGCGGTGGATATGGTATCTATTTGGACGATAATGTGTCCGACTCTATGATTGTGGGTAATGTGGCAGATACCTCGATTACAAAGGCATATTCCTATAAGCCGACTGCGGCGAATATGGCTGTGACGGCAAACGTTGGACAGGTAGACGGGAGCAGATAGTGGCTACAGTAACAGCAGACACGACGAATATTGCAAACGGCAATCAGGTTGATGCGGATGACATCAGCACTTGCATCAATAGTTTGCAAGCCTTCATCAATGACGGGACGGCAGATACCAACAATTACTCAACAAACAAGAGTGATATGTGCCTTACGTTCGTTTATGACGACGCCCTCGGCGGGGCAAAGCAGCTAAAGACAAAGCTGCCCGCAAGCATATCTAACTTCACCGTTGTCTTTGCTACGGCATACATGGAATTGCTTGGCGGTACGAACTTCACGGTGAGGGTTGATAAGAAATCCGGCGGGTCAACAACAACGATAATCGCTGCCGCAGCCCTCACCTGTACCGTTGCGAACACAATTTATTCAACAAGCTCAGTGACCTCTGGAACGCTGTCCGGTGGCGATGAGTTGCATGTGGTGCTGACCAATAGCGGGACAATAACCGGACCAATTACTGTCACAATATGGGCTCAAGCCACGCATAGAGTAGCGGAGTAATAGATGCCTTACTTAGACAAGAAACGATACAAGAATCCAACTATCCCGAAGGGGCAGGCTACGTTGGGGGCGAGCGTAAAGCCGCCGTCATCGTCTTATTCTCAGGCGGCCCAGCCTCCTGGCGCTCCTATGCGCGTGGCAGGCTCTGCTCTGAGGGATGCGGCAATGGCCAGGGCGAAAGCGCCGCGAACAGGAGCTCCGCCTGTACCGCAGACACCGCCCAGAACCATGGGTGCGATCCAACAGCCGCCAATGAAGACAGCACTGGGAGCAAGCGGGGCAGGCCAGCCGAGGCAACAGATGGCCAGCCAGGCAGCGACAAGAATGCTGCAACCCACTGCGCCAGCTATTCCCCCGACCCAGCCCAGAGGGCCTGCAGTGCCATTACCAGCGGCCCCGCCGCCGCCAAGGGGCGAGCAGGTATATCAGCCGTTAGGGATGGGTAGTGGGGCGCCGGGTGCTACGCCTGCCCCAACGGGGGTAGATTATGGCCCGCCAGATCCGGGTGTGATGGGCATGCCTCAGCAGGCGCCTGGGGCAGCCGACCTGCAGCTTGAGAAGCCTCCGGTTACGACTGAGGAAAAGCTCGCCGGTGTCACTTCCCCAGAGTTCTATCAGAAATGGGCGCAGCCTGGTCAGTATTACGATCCAAAGACGGGGACATATAAAGAACTAATCCCCGGCGGTGGAGAGGTTGCATCTCAGGACATCCAGGCCGAGGCTCTGGCCATGCTTGAGAAACGTGGCCATGAGGGCTACGGGATGAGCGAGGAAGAGCTCCAGCAAGCGAAAGATGTCATCACCTCCCAGATGTATGACCAATTCACCCAGATTGCCGAAGAGATGGCCTGGAGTGGACGTGCGGGAGCGGGTGGACTTCTAGCCAGGGGGTTCGGGCGAGCGGGAGCGGGAGCGGCTCAAGAGCTGAAGAAACTCTTCGTTGAGAATGCCAAGATAGCCGTCCAGGAGAAGATTGCCTATATTGACCGGATGCTTCAGATGTACGGCGCCAAGCTCAACGCTGAGACTGTCATGGCGCTGCAAGATAAGAGGGCAGAGCTTGAGAAAGAGATGTTCGCCATGGAAGAGGGGGTCGGAAGTAAGACCGAGGGCTTTGCTATGCGGCAAGATGTGGCGTACCAGGCTGGCGGTGAGGGCTGGGGTGGAAAGTCGGCCCAGGCTATTGAACACATCATGGACAATTCTGAAATGACCTACGATGAAGCCGCCCAGTACTTCAGAAAAGGTAAAGACGGCAAGATGGAGTACGACTTTACAGGTCCTCCGCCGCCCATGGCGCCTCCAACTTGGGAGCACGGTGATGATGTGTGGGAGATGATGCCTGAATGGAAGAAGGCAATGTGGTGGCACAGGTACTCGAAATTCGGGGACGCTTGGGATCCGCATGCGGGTGGCGCAGCAAAGAAGGATGACGAAGGCGGGGTTTTCTGGAGTTTCTGGGACGCATGGAAGGATAAGTTGAGCGGGGAAGACCGGAAAGAGCTGGATGACATGTACAAATACCACATGGAGCCGGGTGGCACCGGCCAACACTATAAGTATGCAGGCGGTAAGGATTACGTGAAGTACCCTGTGACCGGAAAACCACCATATTAGGAGGAAAAAATGCCTTACAGACCACCCACACACATAGGCCAGGGCTGGTACGGCCAGGCTCGCCAAATGGCAGCGCAAAGAATGCAGCAGGAGGCGGCGAATGCTCTCGCGCAAGAGCAGCTCTCCTGGAACAAAATGAGGACCTTTACAGATCCACTTTTGCAGTTTGGCTCACAAGTGGCACTAAAGTTTATCCCCCAGGTGGCGCCAGAAGAGTCAATGGCAGTCGCCACTGAGCGAGCCTACAAAGCGGGGGAGCGAGGTGTTGGCGTTGGGGAGGCTATCGGTCAGCAGCCCGCAGTGCCGTCCGAGGTGGAAGACTTCAACAGGGCGCGGCAGCGTTTTGAGCAAATGCGGCAAGATGTTATCCAGGATACGAAAGCCGCCCCAGGCCCAGGACCAATACCTACGCAAGTTGCTGGGGGACCAACGGCCCCGCCTGCGGGTGCGCCCGTGGGAGGCCCAACTGCACCACCACCGCCCGCCCCTCCGGTGCGAAAGCCAACGCTACGCGGACTGCAAGAGAGGATCAAGGGCGCGCCCGTGGGCGCTCCGGTGAAACCGCCGCCTGGCTGGGGGACACAGCCTGAGCACTATAAAGACTTGAGCCCGAGAAAGCGGCTACTGCTGGAACAGTGGAAGTCTGGTCAGGCAGCGGCGGGGCGCCAGCGAGAGAAGGAGCAACTCCAGGCTGCCGCCGCCAAGAGCACGTTGAGGCGGGGTGTCGCGGCACTTGTTAAGGACTGGGACCATACGGCTACACACGCCAACGGGAAACCCATCAGGGACTATTCTCGGGCCAATGTTAAGGCAATGCGATCTTATGCTGACGACTTGGTAAGCGGGCTGGTGTCCGAGGCGGAACTCAAGGGTCTCTTGGTAACCCCGGCTCAAAAGGCGAGCTATAAGGCAACCGGGGACTTTGCATACCGGAGATCTCTAACCAAGCAAGAGATGAAGGTGCATGAGGATCTGTGGGTCAACTACTACTACATCATGGAGAGGCAGGCCACAGAACGCGGAAAGGCGACTATCAAGGCAGCGCGGATCTCTGCGGCGGTCAGGAACAGGGCAAAGAAGTATGGGCTTAAAGGGATTAACGCTGGGCAGTGGGCTAACGGCGTAGATAGGGCGGCTACGAAGCACGGGTTCAACCAGGCTGATCAGAAATATAAGGTGATTAGTTCGATTATACACATGGAGACAAGGGATGCTAACGCAAGGGTAAATGCCCTGAAGAAAGATTCGGTGTATGGCCCAATCATCGAGGATGCCCTGAAGTTCTCTCGAATGAAACAGCGCCCGGTGAAGCCTGTATTACTCGGACCGGAAGGGACGGGGATGCGAAACCTTCAGGGGTATTACAAGAATAAAAGCCTTCCGCCGGGGGACGTGGCGCTGCTAAATGAACTTGCGGGGCTGCCCAAAACTCAGGCGATGAACAAAGTCCAGAAAAGCCCCTACAAAGAGGCCTATGCGGGCTACAAGCTGTTTAGGCCAGCGCCAACGCCCATAGCGGGCACGGTGGCATCCGGACCGAAGGGTGCCGGATTGCCGAATCTGCAGGCATACAAAAGCTCTCCGCAATACAACCCCAAGGACGGCCCTCTGCTTGATGAACTGGCCAGGCTGCCTAAGAAGAAAGCCAAAGCCGCTTCGAGCAAGAGGAAGTATCGTGCGGCATACCGTCGATACCGAAACTTCAAGCCGGCAACGCCTGCAAGGAGCTTTGCTAGGGTGAAGGTCGACTACGACAACATTAAGAAGAAACTGGGGTTCTACAGCAAAGGCCAGGATTATACCGACAAACTCGAAAAGCACGCCAAGGCGATGATTAAGGCAGGCAGAATTGAACTGACTATAGGGGGCAAGAAGGTAATTGGCAGTAAGCTGAGGGGCGGTGGTTTGACCGGATGGAGGTGGTCCACCGATGGGAGCTTTGACAAGCATAAGTTACCGAAGGAGATCAAAGATCTCAAGGGCGCGGGCTACACGCCGAATGAGGCATGGCTACAGAAGCAGCCTGGCATTGGGAAGCGATTTGAGAGGAAAAACATAAAGGGGCGGGCCGCGCTTATCAAACGCATCGACTCCAGATTTAAGAAGTATATGAATTGGACCCAGCAGCAGTTCGATCAGCATTTCGGGGTAGAGGGCAGAAAGGTCTACCAGTGGATACAGGAACTTAAGGGAGTGATGGGCACCCAATGGGGCAAGGCAGGCACACAGGAGGCTCCAAAGGGTCGATTGGCTCGGGCAGCGAGTCTGATTCGACAGCAGGGCTGGCCGGCCTCTAAGAAGCGGCGCGCACTTTTGGCTTATGCGGACAAGCTGAGGACATAGATGCCGGGAACAGATCCGTTTGGTGTTGATCTAAATAGCCACCTCAATAGCTTTGAGGATGGCACTCAGCCTGCAGTTACGCAGTCGCTGGCCCCCATTGCCCCTGCGCTGGTAGAGCCCGTTTCCTATCCCACGGTGGAGCCCGTTCAGCCCATCGGTGCGCCGCCAATGGCCGAACAAGACTTCCCCTATCCGCCAGCACAAGAAGAGCAGCAGTGGCAGCAGAGCATCCCTCCCCCCGAACCAATTGAGGGCTATTCGCCGCGCTTTGTCAGCCAACCCTTTCTGGATGAGGCCGGGAGTGTTGCGGGGGCTTATGTAATAGACGGGGCGCCAGATACGGCCAGCGGGACTCCCGCTGTACATGAAGCCTATGTGTCGTCAGGGGTTGATTCGGCTACCGGAGAGCAGACGTTCTCGCAGGTTTACCCTTTTGAGGGTCGGGATAAGGGTGATGTCGTAGAGCGACTTAGCCCGGCCCTGTGGAACCCGAACGGCTCCACAAGGCAGAAGTTCCCGGAGGTGGCCATTGACTACCTGTGGAAGGGCTGGGGAGCGAATCATCCGTTCACAATCCAAGCCATCCAGGCCATGGGCGGGGTTGTTGCCTGGTCCCAGGGAAGGAGGGCTCCGCTGGCGCCTGCGGTGGGCATGTGGGAGTGGACGGCTCAGATGCAGGCGGCGGACACATCGTTCTGGACGCCGAAGCCTGAAAAAGTAACTTTCGGCAACCGGCTATATCCAACCCCGGACTTTACCACCCCAGGTAGGATGGCGTTCAACCCCCTTGGCGGTAGGCCAGGCGGCGAGGTGGTGCTGGACTTCCTGAAGGGTCTCTACGAGAGCGGGTCGTATGAGTCTTCGCCTTATATTCTTCTGCCCTACCTAAGTGGAGGCATGCACACCACAATGGCCGGGTATGAGTTCACTCAGGAGAAGTTCCAGGGGGAGCACGAAGAGCTTGAGCGCGGCGGCGTGGCTGAGGCGGTGGATTATGCCATATCCATATTCGATGACCTCTATGGGAAAGACACGTCATTCCAGAGCTACAGAACTGACGGGGATTCGGTGCTTTCGGAGCTGAACCTTCACATCAGGGCCAAGCATGCCTGGGAGCGGTTCTATCGGGAAGGTGGGGGTGAGCAGCCTGTCGATGTCGATATGATAAGTAAAGACCCGCGCCTTCAGCGTGCGGCTGTGGTTCGGGTTGTCTCGCAGGGTCCAGGTGGCGCACAGGCAGAGAATGCTGCAGCAAAGCTCTTCGAGGCAGATCTTTCCCCCCGAGCCCGACTGATTTTAGAGCTCGCAAAGAGCCAGGGGCAGTATCCGGCAGCTCGCAAGAAGCTGTTTGACACAGTGGGCGCGCAGGTCGATCACCTAGTAAAAAGCCTTGGTGAAATCTTGCGTTCAGATAGTCGAGCGGTGAATAAGCTTTACGGTAAGGACATCAGGCTCATCCTGGATATGAGGAAGATGCTCGACCCCACGCGGTCAAAGTACTACAAGGGGGTAGACGGCGATCATGCGGAATCTGGCGGGGTTGTCGCAATCATCCACCAGTTGAACCGGATCAAGAAAACCCTGCGAACAGGGCAGCTTCAGCTTGGGCTGAAAGAAGACATCAAGCACCCCGGCTTCTGGAAAGTCGATGCGCTGCTAACCCGCTGGCCAATCGCCAATTACAGCAGGAAGGAATGGGGATTGATATATAAAGGCGTTCCAGAGGTAAACCGCCACGGGCTTTACTTGGGACGAGCCGCCAAGCCGGGGTTCGGGGGCGAACACCAGTTTGGGTTCCCCCCTATTTATGTTGAGCCTGGCACTCCCGCGATGAAGAACCCAGGGGAGCGGGCGGCAAACCTCCTGAGCCTCGTTGATCCGCCGATAGGTACAAATGCCTGGGCAAAGAAGACCGGGTATCTAAAGTCAAAGCGGCCGGGACCATACAAAGAGTTCAAGAGAGCGAAGAAGGCGTGGATGCCGGAAATCCAGGAGGCGGCTGGCTGGGAGCCTGGCACTGGCGATGCTCAATACATGTCTCATGTGATGTATGGTTATTCACTCGACCTCAACGGGCTATTCCCATACCGGAAGCCGAGGAGCGCCGACCATAGCTCAATAAGCATTGGCGAGCGACTTTCACCGAATCCCATAGTCCACAAGGGGCTTGCATCCGCATGGCGCACCGTTATCTCACCAGAGGAGCAGAAAGCAATATTGCTACAGGCCAAAGACTCGAAGATCCCGCCGCATGTCTTGGCCGGGTGGCCTCTTTGGCACGGTCAAGATGCGAAAGCCATGGCAGTCAGGCGCACGCGCATTTTAGTGGACCCCGATGGTAAGCCCTTGCTGAACGACAAGGGGAAAAAGATAGAGCTGTCCATAGAGGAGTATGATCGCCGCTATCCCGACTATTCTGCCGTCCACGGTGTGGATAAAGAGACCGGCAAGCCCACGGTGGCTCGGGAATACAAGGACCGGCCGCCCTATAAAGAGGTAGAGCACCGGCGGGGCATGCACAGGCACATGATCACAGGAGACTGGGTTCCGATGCCTGACAGCGACGAAGTCGATCGTTTCATGGGTAGCTCGCTCATGCTCCCGGTGGGTGTCGCCAAAGCACTATACGAAGAGGTTGGGCTGAACTACGTCCTTGGGCAGGGGGGGCAGAGATTCCTTGCTACCGACCCTGGCCCGGATGTTTATCCGGCGGGCCAACTGCAGACCGGGACCTGGTTCACATTCGGTAAGAGCATGGTGGAGGTGCCCTGGGGCATTGCGAACGATCTGCGGCGCAAATTCATGTATGGCATGGTTGATATGTGGCCGGACTGGGTAGGCGACGGAGTAAAAGAGAGCATCAAACAATTCGTCTGGGACCAGGACTGGACTACGGGGGAAATTTTGCGTGGCCGCAGAGACCCCGGCATTGAATACTTTCGATGGGCAACGCATATGTTCGGAGGGGATAAGCCCAGCGACGACTGGATGGAACGTTCCTACGAAACCATCCCAGAGCAACTGCTCTACCTTGCAGCCCACAGGGTCATAATCCCGCTGGAAGTCGGTCGCCATATGTTGATGATGACTGACCCAGCCTACGGCCCGAACGAGGTTGCCCAGTCGCTGGCTGATACTGCCAATGTCTTGGTGGCGACAGGCCCGCTTGTGGCCTACGGGGCCGTCCGGGGGCTTATAGGGCAGCCGGAAACCATGCAAAAGGTTG